CCGCCATAGTTTAGGAGCCTGTGTACTCGGCGCTGCCGTATACGGTTTGAAAAGCCTTCTCGACTTTGGCGCGGAACGCCGGGTCGCTTTGGTAGCGCGGGTCGGATACCATAGACGTAAGCTCTTCTTTTGAAGGCGCGCCCTCTGGCACCCCTACATTGACCGGCACGGTCTGGTCGCCATAGTAGCTGCGTATCTTTTGCAAAGCCCGAAGACCTTGTGCGGTGCCGCCCATAATCTTGAACTCTTCAAAATCATCCTCGCCCCACACGCCTTTGCGAACAAGGCCCGACGCCCAATCCGTCATTGACTTAATGGTGGCGTCAGCATTAGCGCCGAGCATTTTATACTCTTCCTCGGCAGAAATTCTCTCTTCCTGCTCTACATCGCCAGCCATTTCGATAAACTGCTTCCCCAAGTCTTCAAAGGCGGCTTGGCTAATATTGTTTTCTTTTGACCAGCCGACAAAAGTTTCAAGCAACGGGTCGCCGACTTCGACGCTTGCGTCACTAAAAATTTTGGTGTCATAGTCGTCGGGAGCTTTGTGCTTGCCTTGCGAAAACTTCTTTTGCAGCTCGCCGTAAGACTTGGCTAGGTTTTCCAAATCTGGGCCGTCATCGCCCCAGAATTTTTCTGGATACCACTCTGGACGCTCGAAATCTACTTCCTCGTCTTCGGTGGCAATCGTAAGGTCATCAATAGACGGCTCAGTGTCTGCCTGTTGATGGGGGATGGTGGTTTCTTCCTGCTGTTGGTTATCGTCGCTTTCAACGGTAGCTTCGGCCAACAGCCCTTCAGTTTCACTCATAGTTCTGATGCTCTCTTAATACGGCGCTCAATTTCGCGCACTAGTGAGTTTTGGCCTTCGCGGGCAAATCCGTGCGAAGCGTCTTCGCCCGGATACCACGTCGGCTGTTCAATCGTCAGCGACCGCAAGTGTGTTAAAAGTTCTTGCCCATCGTCGCTGCCGAACACACGCAAGTATAGTCGGTCGATATCGTCCTGATTATCTTGCTGTGTAAGTCGCAGCTCTGGCTGCACTAGGTTCAGGCTTTCCCAGCCTTCGATTGTTTCTGACATTGTCTATAAAGTCTCTTGCGGCTCTTCGGTGGGAAGCGCGCCGCCACCTTCTGCCTGCATTGCCATCTCAGCAGCCTGCGCTGCTTGTTCCAAAATTTGTTCGCGCTCTTGCGGCGTGGTTCTCAAATCAGCAGGCACGCCGAGTTTGTCAGCAACATAGTCTGATATGCTGTCCGTCTTGACTGCAATCTGACCCTGCGGGCCAAGCGCAGACGATAGCTGCACCCACTGCATGATTTTCTCGATGTCGCCCATATTCTGTGCCTGCGCAATCGGCGACACTGGCGTCACCTTGACCTCAAGGCCGTTGACCCGCAAAGGCAGCTCAATCAATCCACGCTCGTCCATAACGTACAGAATGCGCGAAATCATCGGTATCATCGTTTCATTGATTAAGCGCCCAAAAGCAGAGCCCAAGTTTTGTGATAGCTCTTTCATGCGCTCGGCAACCTCAGTCGCTGAACGCGCCGACATATTGTCGGGCGGCAGCGTGTCATCGAGCATAATCTTTTTGACGTTCATGCGTAGGTCGTTAATCACAATCTGGCTGACATTGAAGTCGCCAGAACGTGGTAGCTGGCGCAAGCTCTCACCCTGCGGGCCGCCATTGCGAGCTACAGGTATAATCGCGCCGGGGGCGATGCGTATGGTTTGCGGGTTAAGCACGCCATCATCGGCGGCGGTGTACACACCAGCAATAGACAGCGACGCATTTTTGAGTAGCAGCTCAAGTGTTTTGTTTAGCGTCTTGATGTCGGGTATGGCCGTGACCAATGGCCCGCGTCCGTATACTTCGCCGGCGACCTTCATGTATCGAGCCACAACCCAAGGGCTGGATTTCATGCGGCGCATAAGCAACTGGTCTTTACCTTCCGGCCAGATGACGTGGTAGCAAAAGTCGCCTTCGTTTGGCATGTACAACGTGGCCTCGATTAGCTCTATCTCTTCCGTAGGCTTGTCATCAATCATGCGTTGCAGGCGCGGTGGTATCTCAGCATCAGGCCAGTGCTGCGCTATGGCCTCGCCCTTCATGCGCATACGGCGATAGATGTTGTCCACCTTGCCATAGGCGCCCTCTTCGATGGCGACCAGATACTGCGGCACTGCTGTGAAGCGGATTGGCGTGAGGTCGTCACCGGGCTGTATCAACATGACAGCAGTGCCCACTGCAAGGTCAAGCAAGAACTCGCCCATAGCTAGGTCAAAGTTTGTCTGGCGCAAAAGCGCAAACATTTTGTCTGCATAAATGTCCAGCGCCATCTGAGCTTCCAGCCGACGGTCTTCTGGGATGTCCGGGCCGGGCTCTAAGCGGCACCACTGAGCGTAGGCAGGAAACAGCCCAGCTTGCAGGCGGTTGGCAAACCGCTGTGTCGCATTGATGGCGGTGCTGTCAAAAACGCGAGCCATTTTGTTCTGACCCGGCGAACCGCCACCCTCGTAATAACCGTCATACAGGTTGCGCTGCGGCAGGGCGAACTCGTAGCAGTCTTCGTAAATCTGCCGCCAGTTGTCTTTGCGGCGCTGCGCGACCGCGTGACGTTTCATAATTTCTTCAACACTATGCACTGGCTTTGTTCCTCTTGCTTATTGCTGCGGCTTTTTGCTTGGCGTCTGCTTTGCTCGACGCGCCCCAAGCGCGGAGAGACAGAAGCAGGCGCGTAGGTTTTCCTTTGCTGTCGCGCTCCGGCCCCGGCATGTTGCCCATCCGAGCCAAAAAAGATGCGCGGCGCGGGTTGTCGCCGGACTTAACCGGGCGCTTGAGGTTCATGCCCTGCGCACGAGCAGACCGGCGGCCTGCTTCGTTCAAACCGCCTTTGGGGTTCTTTCCCTCTTTGCGCTGCCAAGCCGGTGTTTCAGCCATCTTTCTTCTTGCCTTTCAGGATATCGGCATCAGCCTTGCGTGCCCCGCCCTTGCCGGACACAAAAGATTTGACACGGCCCATCGCCCATTGATGCGCTGACACTTTCGGGCGGCTGCCTGATGAATAGTACGCACCAAGACCGCGCTTGTAGACCTTCATCAGCTTGTCGTTACCGAAACGACCGGCGCCGGGTATCTTGTCAAACTTAGCCACGCGCTCTTTCCTTCGATATTTTGTCCATCATTGCGCCAGTCAAAAGACCGCGCCTATACAGTCGCCGGGTGCGCTTTATCTCTGCCCGCTGTTTGTCTGGGTTCTTTGACCCAGAAACATATTTGCGTGGCAAGCCGGACTTCTTGTCCTTCGGCACCTTGGCAAACTTACGCATCAGCTAGGCTTTCTTTTTAGCCATTTTATATTTAGGGCTCGTGTTCTGGACGCGACCGCCGCTGGCCTTTGCGTAAGATTTAGCAGATTTCATCCCAGCTTTTGAATATTGAAAGTGACGGGTTTTGCCGTCCTTGCTAGTAACTTTTGGCATTTTGCAAACTCCTATTGATTGCTTTAGTCGCCCACTTTTTTCACGGCTTGTTTATGGGCGGCACCAAAGGTTGACCCCCCACGCATTAAACGACGCATTAAAGTCATGTGTTTATTCGTGTGATGTTGAGCGTGACGTTTTAGCGCAGCTCTTTGTCTTTTATTAATGGTCATAGCCTATTGCACTTTCCTTCTAGCCCAGTGTCTTTTTCTGAGTTTCATTTTGTTCAGTGGCCCTGTCTGCTGAACCAGACAAGAGGGGTCGGCGCGAAGCCCTGCGAACACGTCGGCGAGAGCTAGAAACTTTTTGGTCGCGCGTAGACGGGGTTGCATCTTTCTGCTCTTTTTTCTTACGTTCATCTAACGCTTTGCGAGCAAACATCCCGAACGCGCCGCCGCCTTCTGCCATACGCTCAATTATTTCGGGTCGCAAGCGCTTTAGTAATTTATTTAAACCCATTTTTGTCCCCTAGCCCAGTGTGCCTTTCTGGTTTTCATCTTCCACAGGCGCGCCGAGTCGACCATACGACAACAACTGCCGCCTCCCTCGTCGGCGCGCTCGTCGCCTCGATGCAAGCTCGCGGTCTTCGCGTGTCGACTTTTCAGCCTGTTTCGCTTCGGTTCTCGCAGCTTCAGCTTCAGCAGCCGTGCGATAATCGGCACCCGTCGGCCCCACAAAGGCTTTTTCATATTTATCGGGCAAAATCTTTTTGGCAACCTTGCGAACAGTTTTCTTAAACATTTTTTTTAAACTAAAGCCCATTACTGTTCCCCCTGAAAAGGTTTCAGCCCGGACATTGGTGCGTCGCGCTCTTTGGACAAAAGCAATCTCATGCCACCGCTTCGACGGGCTCGTTGGCGCGCCGCCATCTTCTTGCGCGTTTCTTTTTCCTCGGCTTCGATGCGAGCCTCTTGACGGTCTTGCGCTTCCTTAATCGACGGGTCGGGCGGGGGTGGCGCGGGCATTTTGGGGCTAAATAGGTTGCTCATTAAAAATCCTCGACATCATAAGGTAATCGGTTTGGTCTGGGCCATACTTACGCATGACGCCTTCCTGCGCAAATTTTAACGCATGAGCCCACCGAACCGCAAGCAAATCTTTCGTGTTCACCGTCAACTGAATGCGGTGTAATTTCTTTTCGATAGCAATTAGATTAAAATACCGCATTGTGCTGCGTGTAAGCGTTACAGAAAACTTTGCAACTATCTCGTCGGTAATCAACCAACCCTCTCCAACCCCCGGCCAAATCTCATGCACACCGAAGCAAGAGGCTGGCTTGCCCCTAACGAATGCCGTGTAGCTGTGCGGTTGAGTTTCGTGGTATCGCAACCGTTCGTCAAAATTTGGAAAGTTTGCATACGCCTCTCTATCAAAGCGGCGCAAGTTCATCGCGCGCGGGTGATACCAACGAAACGGCATGAGCGTGACGTTCTTGTTTGTCAGAACACTGCTAAAGTCCATCAGAACACACTGAACTCAGTCTTGGCCTGCAACTGCTTGAACCGCGCCCTGCCATTTGGATTGCGTGTCAGCATACGATGCTCGCCACCGCCCAACATCAAATACCCATACGCATCACCGACGTGCGAATGCTCGTTCTTATTCGGCGCATCCTTAAACCTCTCGTGCCCGGCACCGACCGCCACACGCTTGAAGTGATAGCCGCCAGACAAAGACTTGCGGGTGCGCACGCAATCACGCGACACAAGCAAGCCCGGCTTGCCATCAATCAACCTGTTCATCGGCATAGCACCAGCCTCGCGCCTAACCATAAAATCATTCGACGCTGTCGGCTGCGCGCGCAAACCAAGAGTGCGCAAATGCTCAAACGCAGTCACCTCAAAAATTTCATCACGCTTGGCACCGGCAGGGTCGCCCCAAATGAACACCTCAGACTTGGGAAACTTCTGCTGTATGTCTGCCATCAAGTGATGCGCAAACCGTTCCAGCCCCATAGAGAACGCCACCAGCTCATGCACAACATGCCAGCGGCCATTGCGCATCTTCTGACCAAACACAGCCGCTGGGGTCAAGCCAAAGTCCAAACCAATATGCACAGGCAAGTCGGGCTCTATCTCAACCTCATACGACATGAGACTATCAGAGAACTCATGCCACACGGGTTTGCCGTCCTGCACATACACATACTTCGCGCCGGCATAGCACTGTATCCAGTCCAGCGTCTTTCCGGCCAACTGTTGCTCATAATAACCCGGCGGCAAGTTCTGCACGTTCTCAGCCTCGGCATTGTTCAGCCAATACTTGTTCGCCGCATATATTGCATCTTCATGCTCTTTCGTACCCTCGACCACGCCGCCCGGTTGCTTATAAAACTTCCAAGGGTACTTGCCACGAATAGGGTTTTTCTCTGCCAGCTCATGCCACCAGTGGTCGCTGTCCATCGGGTTAGTCGACATCCACACACCACGCCACGGGCACCCGCCGTGCTTCTTCGTCGGATAACGACCAACACGCGATGTCAAACCATCCACCACAGCTTTGGGCAGCTCACGCGCCTCATCAACAAACCCGCCGGTCAATTCCAGCGACAACAGCTTGCGCACGTCGCGGGGCTGGTCTAACGCCAAAAATATAACCTCGACATCCAAACCGGCGGCACCATCACGAGGCGGCAGCTTAATATGATGGGTTATCGGCGGCGACCAGCGCATCGCGCCCCAAACATTCTCAGGAAATATCTCTTGCCACGTCTTAATGGTAGTCGTGCGCAACTCAGGATATGAGTTACGAATAACAGCAAAGCGTGAATACCTGACCCCATCGACCGGCGATGGCGGTTGCTTCACGGCACGCAACATAACCTCGGCCAAAGACGCATACGTCTTGCCAGAGCCAACCGGCCCCATCAAACCACGCACAAAGCTCTCGTCGTTCAAAAATTTCCAAACGGTCGGGCTTTGCGAAAAATCCAGATTGAGCCCCGTCAGGGCATCAACCCCCGGTTGCCTCTTGCGACGCGGCGACCTGTCCGTCGCCCTAGTCTTCCTCGACAAGTAAATTCTCCATATCAACGACACGCAAGTTGCCGTCACTCTCAAAAGATATCGCTATGTCGTCCTCAAACTCCCACAGCGTCGCGTGACACGAGCCGCAAGTAATCTCTTGGCTGTCCTCATACACACGGCCCCGCGTGAGCTGGCCGCAAAAATCACACTCAATAAAATCACGATAAAAGCGCACATACGGCCTTTGCTCTTCCTTGCGCTTGTTTAAATTAACTATCTCCGCTGTCATCGTCCTTCACCTCATAAGTTGTAGCCTTGGGGCCGGTCACGTTGATGCCTATCATACTAGGCCGCTGCTCATCCGAGTTGGGCTCCAACAGGCCGCGATGCTTCGCCAGCAGGCGCAGCGCCGACAGCTTGTCGTGCATCTCTACCTCAATCTGATTTCCGTGCGCATTCGGCGTCACCTTAACCTTTTTGATTGAGCGCCGGGCGCGCGGGGACAAGTTATCCGACGCACACACGCCAACATTGCCCAGCTCGTCCCAGCTCAAAACGTCCGTAATCTCACCCGACGCAATCGCCTCTAGCTCTTGTACCACGGCTTCGCGCTTGTCCGGGTCTGGCGACGCCAGAGCCGCGCGCTGTTTGCGGGTGGTCATTCTATCGGTCATCTGCACACTCCGACCCCAAGGCGGCATAGCCAGCTAGGTCAATCCAGCTATCCTCGTGGTCTGGAGATTGTACCAGTCGCGCCATCTTGACGCCAGCCATACATAGCGCCACCTGTGACGCCGTGACCTCGTGGCCGAATATCACTGTCCAAATGACAGCAATGCGCTCGTGGTTCTCATAGGCAGAACCATAATCCTTACCGCGTTTTTTAATGGCCTGTGTTGCGGCGGCCAGTACTACATCAGCTTTCATCGGTTTCTCCAAAAATTTTGTGTGGAACCCCCATACGTATAGCGCAGGGGGCGGGGGGCAAGGGGTCGCCTTTGCAAAAAAGTGTACGCGGCTGGGCGCGTACAACAACAAACGTCGGTCTGTTCGTTGTACATCACAGCACCTCCGCGATGTCGGCGAAGCTGGGCACCCCCTGCCTTGCCTGAAGCCGAGCGCGACACACGGTCAGCGTGGCCTGCATCACTTGCTCGAC